CGGTAACAGCCTGGACGCTGGTACCGCCTGAAATCGTGTTGTAACGCACGACGGCGTTTGTCCAGTTTGCCGTGCTGGTGGTGTAGATGCCAGCGGTCAAAGCAGTAATGTGGCAGAACTCGATCCAAGAGTTGTTGAAAGTGCAGCCAGCCGAAACGTAGATGCCATATGGGTGCTGGGCTGCGCCGTTGGTCCCGAAATGGCAATTCTTGAATGTCATGCCGCCGCTGTTTGCGGTCACACGGAAACCGCCACCGGTGGATGCGCTGGCCGCCGAGTGCATGAAGGCGCAATTCTCGAAAGTGCTGCGCAGGCTGTTGGTGGCATCGAAACACCAGAACGTGTCGGCCGTGACCTTAAACTGGATGTTGTACCAGCGGTTGCCGCGCTGTGCGCCTGCACAAGCATCGGCATCAGCTGCGCCGGTGATAACTACGATCCCGGTGCCATCACCGCGGGGGTCAGCCCCGACGCCGATGATGTCGCAGTAATTCGGCAGCGCCGTAACCGCGGTGTAAGCGGTGCCAGTCCCGGCAAGGTAAATCACATTGCGGGTGTAGATGTTACCAAGAGTGGCGCGGTAGGCTTCAGCCGCGGTGACGGCATACGAGAGCTGCGAGAACGCAGACCCCCAGGATAAGCCATCCCCACCGGACGAGCCGTTGATATTATCGACATAGTAAACCCGACCCAAGTAAGCGCCAGGATAACCAGCCAGCGAAGCCGCTCCGTCCTGAAGATCGGACAGCTTGGCCTTGCCTTTTCGCATGATGTAAGTGCTCATTCTAAATTTCTCCTTTGCCTCGCCGGGTGGGTTTCTCGCCCACCCGGTATCAGGCTAACGTATTAGAGTTGATTAAACTGTGACATTGTAGGTGATCGCCGAAGCTTCGTTATCACGGTATGCCAGGCCCCAGCGGAGCATGGCAACGATTTGATTGGCGTCGGCCTCAGGCCAGCGGTCAACTTCCAGAGTCATGCGTCGTTTCCAGCGCAGCGCCCACTGATCCCAACGGACTGCCAGGATTGCGCCCTTCGTGTTGTTGGCTTCGGTGGTTTGATCCACCTTCCCGGCGCTGTTGGCCTTGTTCATGTAGGCCGCCGTGGTCACGGTTGCCGCAACGACGCCCGCATAGTGCATGAAGTAGCTACGTCGCACCGGGAAACCCCACAAACCAGACAACAGTCCGTTTTCAATGGTTGGCGTGGCGAATACGTCGCGGGTCTTAACTTCGTCCAGCTCCAGCGTCTTCCAGTAGGTGCTAGGGTCAACGATGAAGGTAACTTTGGTCGGGTCGGATGCGTTCTTTCCGGCGGATCCCATCAGCTTGACAGTTTCTAGGTAGTCCTCAACGGTCAACACGCCACCGTCACGGCTGTTGGTCGAATTGGTGACCAGAGCCAGCTTGCGGAAGCCGTCACACAGGGTGTACGCCTCGTTGCCGGTCGGCTGTGCGCCAATGTGGTTGATGTTGGTGACATTCGCAGAGCTGGTATCACCATCGATCAGGGCGTGCTCCATGATTTCCTGCCCGCTCACCTGGATTTGGCGATAAGCATTCGGCACCCAGCGAATCAAGCTATCCTCAACCAACTCGCCGGTGAAAATCACACGGCAGCCCATTTTGTTGAGCGATACGGTGCCTTGCGATGTCCCGATGTTGCTGGAAGTGATGGTGGCAACCGGGCGACCGGATGTCGAGTCATGCGCGGTCGCCTGGGCGACTTTGTACCAGGTCGGGTCGCCGCCCTCAAGTGCCACAACGTCCGACTCATAACCGTCGGGAAGCATACGAACATCGCCGCCGCGCTCAAGATCCTGGAGCACCCAGGTGCCGGTGCGGATTTTCTCCCACAGATCGGTGTGGTACATAACGCCAACCCACTGATCGCCGTAGCCGTTGTACGTCGAGTAGTTGATTTCGTAGGCTTTGACGGCATCGCCGGTCTTAGCCTTGAGCATCTTCAGCGCATCTTTTCCGCCGTCGGTCTTCTGGGCTTCCTCAGCCTCCAGCTTCATGGCAAATGCTTTGATAGCCGAGTCGCTGAGCTGTGGCCCGCCGCGTCGCTGGCGCAGGGCTTCGTAGGTTTGGATGAAAAAGGCGTGTTCGCCCGGATCCAGGTTGTCGTACTTGTCGATGTCACCGTGCAGGTTGACATTCGGCGCGCCGGTCGGCAAACGCTTCTCTGCGGCGTACTTCTCTTCGGCGGCTTTTACGGCTGCGTCAACACGCGCCTGAATTTCCGCTTCTTGCTCTGCCTTAGCTTTCGCCTCGGCTTCCTGCTGCGCAAGCGCAGCCTTTACAGCGGCGTCAACCGCTGCCTTGACTTCGATCTCGTCCATTTCAATATCCTCCGTAATTTCCTGGGGCCACTCATGCCCCGCTTGTGTGTAGATTGCTTTCAATACCGGCAAGGCGACTGCATAGCCGTTCGCCGGTTGTTTGCCTGTGCTTGTCTCGAATAGGGATAACTCAGCCATCGGCCAATTCAGGATTTCGCCATCATCCGCTTTGCGTACCAGGTGATTGATCGAGCCGGATGACGCCCGCGCCATGCCGTCTTTAGCGCCTTCCCAGACGCGCCGTGCAAACTCGCTGGCTTTGTCCAGGATCACCCGGAACCAGACGCCGTCGCTGCGCTTCTCGTGGCTGGCAACTTTACCGATAACTTGCGGCTCCCCGGCTGGCTCGCCGTTGTCGCCGTATCCGTGGTAATACATCACCAGCGGATCTGCGAAGCGATCCAGGTGCAGGTTAGTCTTCTCGCTGAAGTACTCGCCGTCATCGTCCTTGCCGCCGTTAGGGCCGCCAAATGGCACGCCCAAAACGTCAAGTTCCCAATCGCCAGCAACTTTCACGGCTAGATTGGGGGTGACGATTGCGGCATTGGCTATGCTGACATTATCGGCTTTCATCCCCGCTTCCCACATGGACTGACAGACGGCATAAGCCTGCGTCCCGTCCTTTGCTGTCCCTTCATCGATCACCATTGGGATACAACGCTCCATGAATTCGTCGTGTTGTTCTCCCGATTGTGGTTCTGGCATAACTGCCTCCAAATAACAAAAAAGCGCAACTAACCGACCATTCGGTTATTGCGCTTGCGATACATCGCCTCTAGTGCGCTGCCCTCTCTCGCTTTTGGTCGCCCGTCCGGGCCTGTGACCTATCCTCTCGATTGGGCTATGCAGTTGTCGCTATACTAGCACGGTTTTTACCATGTGTCAATCTCTGTTTAGAGCTTTGTCGATTTCTTTCTGGATAAACTTTACTACCGATTCTGTCTCGTCATCTACCACGCCCTGAGCCGTGGACCACCCGCGCTGTTTGTGAAATGCCGCCTGCTTTTCTGCGTCCTGCACGAATGGCGCATAGCTGGCATTATTGCCGATCACCTGCGTCAATCCACGATCCCGGCTCGATGTTGCCCAACGCTTGCCCAGTGTTTCGCTTGTCTTTTTACCGCCGATTGAGCCGTCTTTGCGCGTCCACTTGGAGCCATATCCGCGTTCGTACCAGCGTTTTCCTGGGCGGTTGGCATCACTCGACGGTGGGTATTTGCTGATCTTACCCTGGATATGCACTGCCGCGGCTTTCATCCCCGCTTTGACCCCCTCCAATTGCCCCAGATTATCGATCTTCTTTAGCAGCTTGTCGAGGCCGCGGATTTCAATGTTCGTACTCATGGATTGCGCCTGATTTCGTGACTGACCCAACACCTACAGCGCGGGTGCTCCGGTGGGTAATTGCCGTCTGTGATTTCCTTGCCGTTCTTAGGAGCGCACAGCGGGCAGACTATATCATCGGCGTTCGTCTGCCAGATTGGCTTGAGATTAATCCCCTGTGCCGCTAATTCCCTGGCGACTTCTTGCTCCCCTTCGGATGCCGCCCGTGTTACTTCTGTGACCGCGATCATCTCAGCGCGCACGGGAGAGCCAACTAGCTCCAAAATACGCGCTTCCAATTGGCTGCGCGGCACGGGTGACTCGAAATAACTGGCGATTGTGCGCTGCAAAGCCGTCCGGGTGGTGTCGTTTATTCCCTTGACCAAATCAAACGCGTATCTCCCCGCCCAATTGACCGCCGCCTCGTTGACCAGCGTCCAGTCAAGCCCGCCCGGAGTGGCCGCCATCAATTCTTTGGCGGCCTGTAAATATACCTTCTCTCCAAAAGGGCGCAGCGCCTCAAGCATAATTTTCGACTCATCATCCCAAAATTCGGGCGGGATGTTGGATAAATTCGGCGGATCGCCTAGTTTCTCAAGCAGATTGCCGCCATAGGCGCTGAGCAACCTCGCCATCAGGCGGGTAAGCTGGCGCTCTAATTCATCACGATTGGGAATATTGGCCATTTATGGGTACGCTATCCATGCGCTCTTACTGATTAGCTGTGTAATCTCATCCAGCCGTTTGGTTATATCATCGTTGCGCTTTATCATCGCATTCTCAAACACTTCGCGCACATCGGCGGCACTCTTGCAGGCGGATAGCCGTGCCCACACATCGGCGTGCAGGTCTGGGTTGATTGCGCTGTGCTCGAATGTCACCGCCGCTCCCCTGCCCGCCTTGAGTGCGTGTAATGCCTTGCGCCTCCAGGCTGCCAGGGCTGCGCGCATGGCCGCCTCTTGCTGCTCCTCGACTTCTTCCGGCTCCTCAACTTCCGGCTCGGCTGGCTCCTGCTGTTCTGGTTCCGGCTCCGGCTGTTGGTTGGGTTGGATGAATGGCAAGAGCTGCGCAGGTGTGCGATCCTCGGCATTGCCAACCGGCGTTGACTGCCCAATCTGTACGGGCAGCATCTTGCCCCGATCATCACCAAGCGGATCGTCCTCGTAAAATTGCGCCCGGATTTCATCGACCGTGTGCGATTTGCTATAGACTTCTTGCTCTTGCAGTTCGAGCACTCTGTCAGTTTGGCGTGGATCGTCAAACTCAGCGACCAGGCTCTTGCCATACGCAGGTAGAATATCGAGCGTGATTTTCTGTGCCATCTCGACCAGGCGTGGCCAAACGGACATCTCCAGGAATGTCTGCTTCCCGGCTTTGCTATTGGCTTCGGTGGCGTTGATAGCCAGCATCGACGCCAAGCCTGGGGCGAATACGCTATAAATCTCCTCTTTGGTAAATTGGCGCTGCTCTAGTTGCTGCATTTCCTCCTGGGTGGCAGCCGCCCGGAGCCAGTCCACCTTACTACCCACACCGCGCAGCATTAGAATATTGCGGGTTTCGGTAGCATAGGCCGTATCCGATTTGATGCGCTCCCAGGCGATTTCGTTATTTATCGGGTCGGTAAATGCCAGGATGCCGGGAAGCCTGGCGTTATTCTTGCCGTAAAACTTGCTTGACCACTGCTGGCTGGCTAGATCGGTCTGTGCCGCAATTGCGACCGGCTCCACAGCCGACATGCCGATGAATTCACTCATCGGGTTGAATTTTTTGAAATGTACGACCTGGTGAAGCGGTAATAACCTGGTTTCCTGCCCAACACCTGGATCGTACTCGTAGCCCTCAAGATACATTTTCCCATTTGGCTTTGGTTTTACCCGCCAGGACGGAAGTAACCACATCTCTGTGGGTT